AAGCAGTTCAACCCAGGCTTTCGCCACCACCGCCGTTTAGGTCAGACGGGAACCTGAAGTAATTAGCTACAACACAGCAACGCCTTCTTCAAGGGCTTTGCGCGGCTTGCGCCGTTTCTTCTCTGGGTGAACGTATGTTACTCGTTCAATACCGCTAGCGGACAGGGTGACGATAGTTTTGACTATCGAGCCTGCCCCGCGGACACCAACATCTGGTGCACCAGAGCCCATTAGACTGCACATTATAGCGATGTGACCCTCACGGGTCGGAACATGCTTCAATTGCCGTCTCTTGGGGAAGAACGACCAGGTCGTCACTGTCCAACAAACCTTTTGAAGGCTAGCTGAACAGGTTGAATTCTGATCAATCTCTCGATGTGTTGTGGGCACATACCAACTGCCGACATCATGCGTTTCGAGATATACAGCCAACAACTGATCCACAAGGGGGTAATCAACAAAGTCAACATTAAAATAGTCAACTCCGTCCATCACAGGTCCCTGTGGTACGCCGGCTGCAATCAACACCGAGGTCAACTTTCGGTTGAGTTTGCGGAGCGATCGGATCAGACTGGTGCTCAGGTTCATACCTGAGCTGTAATAACCCAGTCGGAAGATCTTATTCCGCATTATGATGCAATCCACGATGTTCTCGCAGTATTTAACATCATAACGTGCGACTCGGGAGTTTCCAACAAAAAATGCGCCACAGCTTTCGCGAGTAACACCATCGTTGAAAGACTTACGGTCATTTACGATATAGCCGAACCTGTTAAGGGCTCGGACAATGTCGTCGTAAGACTCCAGAGTACACACAATATCGTCTCCATACACGCTGGAATGCGGGTCGTAAAACCTACATACAGCGAGCAGGAAGAGCGACATCAACTCAAACGTGAAGCCATTACCCATTGACGACACCATATGCAGCTTACGCCACACACCGTTGTCATCTAGGGTCTCCTCCACTCGTGCGTTGCTAATATGACGCACTAACCAACTTGGGAAATGAGTC